GATGGTGTTGCTTATACAGTTCGAGAACCCATGCTGCTTGACGACGGTAAAATTATGCGTGTGATGCTGATGAAGGATTAGATATGACTACAAAGCGGGAGAGCATCCTTGCAGCTGTAAAGACTGCTTTGACAGGGACAGCTGGGGTTGGAACTCGAATTTATCGAAGTCGAGTCGATCCTCTTAGCCGAGGCGAGTCACCTGCAATCATTGTTGAGCCAATCAGTGACACACCTGAACAAAACACAAGTTTGCCAACGCTCGATTGGACCTTGCGTATTCGAGTGGTTGTGATTGAGCGATCTAACGTTCCAGACCAAGCTGCTGATGACACGATTGAGGACATGCACTCAAAGCTAATGAGTGACTTGACTCTTGGCGGTAGAGCGATTGACATCCAGCCAGCACAGACGACTTTTCAGCTTTTAGAAGCAGACCAACCTGCTGGCGTGATTTTTTGTGAATACGAAATTCGATATCGCTCACAGGTCGCTGATTTGTCTCAATAGACAGTCACCTCTAGCCTGAGCCTAACCATGCCTTCGACTTAACATGTTGGATGAACACAGTGGTCATGGCGGGAGTTACCTCCTTGATCCTGAAACAGGCGTACGCACTTTGATCGAGCGGACGCTTCCACCACAACCATCACAGGAAAAATCCGATGGCACTGCTACTGCGCAAACGCCTGATCGTGATCGAGACGGAGTCGAGCTACGGGACGGATCCGACGCCTGACGGTGCAGACGCCGTTCTCGTTAGAGATCTGAGCATCACTCCTCAAAGCAGTGATGTTGTAAGTCGCGATTTGATTCGTCCTTATTTGGGTGCGTCTCAACAGTTGCTGGCTAACACTCGTGTTGAATGCACTTTCAGTGTTGAGCTTGCCGGATCTGGCACTGCTGGAACTGCTCCTCAGTACGGAAAAGCATTGAAGGCATGTGGTCTCGCTGAGACTGTTGCTTCTGGCACAAGCGTTACTTATGACCCTGTTAGCTCTAGCTTTTCATCGGTCACTATCCACTACAACATTGATGGTGTTCGTCATAAAGTGACTGGATGCCGTGGAAATGTTGGGATTACAGCTTCTGTTGGCGAAATCCCTACTCTTGATTTTTCGTTCACTGGTATTTACAACGCACCTGACGACTCAGCGCTTCTTACACCGACTTATGCAAATCAGGACGATCCTCTGATTTTTAAAAATGGCAATACAAGTAGCTTTGCGCTCTTGTCTTATGCTGGCGCTCTTCAGAGCTTCTCATTTGATCTAGGTAATTCGACTACCTATCGTGAATTGGTCGGAGGCACTAAAGAGGTGTTAATCACTGATCGTGCTGCGTCTGGCTCTGTTTCAATCGAGGCTGTGGCGCTTGGAACTAAGGATTACTTTGCTGCAGCCGTTGATGACGATGCAGCTCTAGGCAACTTGCAGTTCACGCACGGCAGCACCGCTGGCAACATCGTTCAATTCACCTCTAGCAAGGTGGATATTGGCGACGTGGCTTACGGCGATTCCGATGGCATCGCAATGCTGGAGATCCCGTACACCTGCGTGCCGGATTCTGCGGCTAATGCAGAATTTGACTTGATCTTTACCTAAGGTCAGAAGGGCTGTATTGGGGAGGGAGTCTTTGCGGGCTCCCTTTTTTTGTGTATGCTGAATTGGATTATTTTGTTATCTAATGGCTTTTGTTCGCAAGAAGGTAAAAACCTTCAAGTGGCCTGTCAAGGTCAAAGAGCCTAGTGCTGATCGACCTGGAGAGTTTGACACTTTTGAGTTTGTTGCGGTGTTTAAGCGGGTAAAGCTTTCAGAGATAGAAAAGATGGGAGAGGATTCTGGACTGCCGTTGCTTAAAAAAGTGCTTGTTGGATGGGAAGGCATTGAAGACGAGGATGGGAATGCTGTGCCTTTTTCCTCAAAAGAACTTGAACTGTTTTCAGATGATGTTGATTGGCTGAAAGCCGTGCTCACGGCTTACACCAACACTTATGCAGAGGGTGAAGCGGGAAACTAAGAGAAGCTGCTGTTTACTGGGCGTCTGGCGGCAAGCTTGTCGAGGACAAGACGCAAGACGACGCAGCAGCTTTTGGCTTAAAACTTCCAGAACCCAAGCAAAAAGAGTCTGACGACTTTGAGGTTTGGGAGGAAAACTGGGATGCAGTGATGATGTTCTTGCGTATGCAGACGCAATGGCAGGTATCAATGAGTGGATATGTCGGGTTGAAATATGAGGTACTGCTGGGTTCCGGGGGCTTATTTGGCCTATACAATGTGGAAGATCGCCGCGACATGCTCGAACGCCTTCAGATAATGGAGGCATCGGCTCTAACTGAACTGAGGAAACGCTCTGATGGCAAGGCCAATTGACAAGCTTTCCATTGAGCTTCAATTTAAGGATGCCGGTAGCCAAGCAGTAATTGAAAAGCTAAGGGGCAGCCTTAAGCGCTTGGAGATGAGCGCTTCTGGCGTTAGGCCAAATATAAAAGAATTAAGAGACCAAATACTTTCTCAAGGAAGAGCAAGTGTAAAAAGTGTTTCAAACATAAATGCTCAACTTGCTGCTCTAAAGGCTTTGCGGGATGAGGCAAAAATTGGTGGCAAAACTTTTAAACAGTTAACAGCTGATATTTCTAAGTTTGAAAAACAGCTAGGTAAGACTCAAGCTCGTCGCCAAGGCGGTGGTGGTGCAGCTTTAAGGGCTACTCAAACGGCTGGCGCTGTCATTTCTGGCGGAATTTTTGGCGGCCCAGAAGGCGCCATCGGCGGCCTGTTAGGCGCTCCATTTGGAGTTGGCGGTGCATTCGCTGGCGCTGCAATTGGCGGTCAACTTGGCGGAATTAGACAGTCTCTTTCGGCTTCTGCTGATTATGCAAGTCAAATTCAAAAGTTGCAAATCGCTCTCCGAGGTGTAGCCGGATCTCAAGAAAATTACAACTCAGCGCTTGAAACTGCAGCTCAAGTCACAAGAACTTTAAATGTTCCACAGCAAGAAGCTGTTAGGGGCGTTACTCGCCTGACGGCAGCTGTTACTGGCGCTGGCGGTCCTATTAGAGATGCGGAAACCACTTTTAAAAACGTAACGGCTGCAATTAAGGCAACTGGTGGCAGCAGTGAGGATGTACAGGGCGCCATCACTGCAATGGTGCAGGTGTTCTCCAAGGGTAAGCTGAGCGCAGAGGAGCTTTCAGGCCAGCTCGCCGAGCGCCTTCCAGGCGCCGTGACGATGTTCGCCAAGGCGAACGATATGACGCTGCCTGAACTTCAAAAGAACCTCAAAGCAGGCACTGTTGGCTTGAACGAGTTGATGTCTTTTATTGAAGAGCTAGGCGTTAAGTATTCAGGTACTGCGCTTGAAATTGCATCTTCAAATGCAGAGGCTGGTGCGCGGCTTACTGTTGCCTTTGATGATATGAAGGCAAAAGTTGGTGACGCATTATTGGATACTGGCTCAGAGTTTCAGAACACATTTGGCAAGTTTATTCAGGATATAACTCCAGCCATGGTCAAGGCAGCGCAAGTAATTTCTGGCGCAATGTCTGTCTTGGCGAAAAATTTAAAGCCGGTACTTGCGGGATTGGCAACTTTTGTCTCCATTATCACAGGCGCAGCGCTTGTAAGTATTGTTACTAATTTAGCGGCAGGTCTTGGGTTGTTTGGTGTCGCCGCCCAAGGTGCAGCCACTGGGATTGGGGCTTTAACTGCATCAATGGCTATAAACCCATTGTTTGGGGGAGCATTGGCAGTTTCAGGCATTGTTGCAGGAATAGTTGCAATAACTGATGCTTTAGGGAAACAAAAAAGAGAACTACAAGAAATAGCAAGGCTTAGCTCAAACCAGACTTATGCAAGCCTGTCGAACATAGAAAGACAGGAAAAAATTTCTGCAACTACATCTCTTAGGGCGGCTGCTCGAGCAGAGTTGGCGGACATTAAGCAAAATAAATTATACGAAGGCCAAACAGAAGAAACTGCTCCAATAAAAATTGCAATAAGAATGAAGGAACTTAGAAAACAAATTGCTGAATTTGACAAAGACCTTGAGCGACTAACAAATCCTGTCAAGAAAAAAGACGACAAGCCTTTTGATTACAAGCCACCAACAACTGATAATGATTCAGACACCGCTTCTGCTAAAGACATTACTGAGGAACAGGCTGACGCATTGATTGATCAGATTAATCTTCGTCGCAAAGATGTTCAACTAACAAAAGAGGCTATTAGAAATGCAGCAGAATCAGCTCGGGTAGCCGCTCAAGCCTTGCTGCCTCAAAGGCGAAGAGTTGAATTAGCAAAAATTAATCAAAGAGAAGCAAACCAGATTAATCAATTAAATCAAGAACAGCTAAGGCTTGAAAAAGAAAAACTCAGGGTTGCTAATAATGTCTCCAAGGCAAAGCTTGAATTGAACAAGCTTTTGACCAAAGCCAAGGGCGAGCAAGGCATTCTCAACGACAAGCAGCTACAGCAAGAGCTGAATCAAATTAAGGTCAACGAGTTGATGTTGAAGTTCAACATCTTGGTGGAAGAGGGTGTCTACAACCATGACGAACTGAAAGAAAAAATTGAAGCGGCTGTCGCTGCAATGAATCAAGCCCAGAATCCTATAGAGACGTTCAGGGATGGCCTGAGGAAGATCTTTGATGAGGCTATCAATATTGAGCAGGCGTTAGCACAGCGCGGCGTCGAGGCAGTCCAGCAATTTGGCGATGCTTTTGCTAATTTTGTCGCTACCGGCAAAGCAAATTTCAAGGAGTTTGCTGCTTCACTGCTGCAAGATTTGGCGCGTATTTTTGCCAAGTTTGCATTGTTCAAGTCTTTATCTCTTATTCCAGGAGTAGGAAACTTCTTAGGGTTTAAAAATGGTGGCGTTGTTGGAGCCTCAGCCCCAGCCCCAGACCCATTAACACAGCCTGGCGTAATGCTTGCTGCTAATGGAGCGGTTATGGCCAGGAACAGGATTGTTCCATATGCCAAAGGCGGAATTGTTAAAAAGCCAACGTTCTTTCAGTATGCAAATGGTGGGTCTGGTCGTTTTGGCTTGATGGGAGAGGCTGGACCCGAAGCGATCATGCCACTGCGTCGAGGAGCAAATGGCAAGCTTGGTGTTGAGGCATCAGGCGGCGGTGTAGGTAACGTAGTTGTGAACGTTGATGCATCTGGCACCCAGGTTCAAGGCAACCAAGCAAATGCCAACCAACTGGGCAAGGCGATTGGCGCAGCTGTTCAGGCTGAGCTAATCAAGCAGAGACGACCTGGAGGACTGCTCACGCGCTAATGGCTACTTTTAGCACTGCTGGGATTCTTACTGACACCGGATTGGCTATTTCAACAGCTGATCCAGATTATGGCGCAAGAAAAGCTAGCAAGCCAAGCGTTAGGACTGTTCGCTTTGGTGATGGCTATCAGCAAAGATTGACGCTAGGACTTAATCAAAATCCAAAGACTTGGACGTTGAAATGGGAGAACAGGTCTGAGGCAGATGCTGATGCAATTGAGCGATTTTTTGATCGTCGAGCTGATGACAATGCTAGCTTTTCCTGGACTTCGCCTGATGAGGATGATCCAAGCAAATATATATGTGTTGAATGGAGCAAGGATCTACCATACTCAAACTTGGCAACAATCTCTGCAACCTTTCAAGAGGTATATGAGCCATGAGCCCATTACCAGTATCTGATTTACAGGCTCCAAGTCTTGAGCCGATTATTGAGCTGTTTGAGCTTGAGCTGAATCAAACACTGCATGGCACTAGCACTGTTTATAGGTGGCACTCAGGGGCTAGCTCTAACGATAACGCTGATATTACATTTGGAGGCAATGCTTATTTAAGGCTTCCAATTGAGGCTGATGGTTTTGAGTACTCTGCTGGCCAAAATAGTTCACTGCCACGCCCTACGTTGCGCGTTAGCAATTTGTTTGGGACAGTAACGTCAATTTTGCTAGAGGTAAACGAGACAACGGTTGGCAATGACTTGACTGGCGCAAAGCTTACAAGAATTAGAACTTTAGCGAG